AATCTCGGTATTAATGGTACTTTAAGTGCAGGCTTATATCAAATTGTTGATACTGTTACTCTAACAGGAAACCCTAAAATAACTACAGTTTATCCTGAATGGTGGGGAGCTGTAGGTGATGGAGTAGCTGACGACACTGTAGCTATCAATAAGGCGATAGATGCATTATCATCTGGTGGTGTTGTCACTTTCAGATCAGCTACTTATCTCATTTCAGATGCTATAAAAATTTTAAATAGCGGTATTACTATTCAAGGTACAGGTCAATATACTTCTATTATAAAAACCTCTTCAACTACTGCTAATATTATTGAAGTAGGCAGCTATACAACTAATGTAGAACATTGTGAAATTCTTAATTTACAAGTTACCAGCTCAGTAGTAAAAACTGGTGGTGCTGGTGTTAAAGTAATGAATGCTCATAATATTAAAATTAAAAAGATAAGATGTGCTGCTAATATGTATATTGGTATTCAGTTTGAAGGAGGCAGTTATGGTAATGGTCAGTTTCTTTATTTTTTAGAAGACTTTGAAATAAATACAGGGACTTACGGAATAATAATAGGGGCTGATGAAGGTGGTACGCCCGGCTATGGCTCCTCTGCTCTTGTTCAAGACATCTGGATTAGTAACGGAATTATTGATGGTTGTACTAATTCTGGAATAGCTTTAAAACACTTGTCTGGTTTATATATATCCTCTGTTGATGTTATAACTTGTTGTAATGGCATTTCAATAGTACCTGATAGTTCAACAAGAAAAGTAGTTGCTGTATTTGCATCCAAAGTTCTTGGTGATACCTGTACTAATTCAGGCTGGTTAGTTCAACCTTCAAACAGTAGTAAAATAAGTGATCTTAATCTTACTGACTGTTGGGGCAGTACAAACGCTTTACATGGAATGTTATTCCTAAATGAACTAAATGAAAGTGATAGTTCTATTTTAAGCTCAATTTCTTTAGTGGCACCAAGATGTATCAACAATGGAAGAAATGGTATAACAATTATAGGGTACGTTAAAGATATAGAAATAATAAACGCTCAGTGTTTATCTAATTCAACATCATCCAGTGGAGCTTATCATGGACTTACCGTAGGATTGCATGTACGTGGATTAACTGTTACTAATGGTATCTTTGGTAAAAATAATCATTTAGGTTCAAATTTACAAGGTTATGGTATTTCTCTTTTAAGAGAAAATATTGATGAATATACATTAATCGGATGCAATTGTCTTAATAATGTAAAAGGGTCATTATATAATGCAGCTACTGGAACTACTTATACTATATCAAGTGTACGTGGTTATAGAACAAAGAATGAAGGAACAGCAGAATTATTAGCTGGTGAAACATCTGTTACTATTACGCATGGATTAGGAAAAGCTCCTGTTAATCATAATTTAACAATAACAAACTTAGTACAACCATCTGATGCTGGATTGAGTAATAGTGATGCTTTTTGGATTTCTGATGTATCATCAACAACTTTTACTATTAGTTGTTCATCCGCACCTACATCAAGCATGTGGATAGGTTGGACTGCTGACATATCAGGTAGATAAAGGAGTATAAATGAAAATATCAGCAGGGTGGTTTGCAGCAGTGACTGCTTTGCTGATTCCTATTTTAACTTCTATCATTCTTTTATTTTCTGATGTGCAAACTATAAAAGCAACAAAAGCAGAAAAGAAAGAAGTAGCAGAAATAAGATTGGAATTTAGCAAGCAGTTAGTAAGAAACACAACAGCTATAGAGGCTCTTAATGATACATTAAAAGAATTAGGAAGGAAGTTAAATAATGTCGAATAAATTCTCAGCAACAGAAGATGAAATAGGAAAATTACATGAACTAATTACAAAAGCTCATAGTATGAAAGCAGGTCTTCTTATTGCTACAGCACAAGAACTAATGGATATGGGAGCAACTCCTGATGAAATCCTAAGTCTTATCAACTCAAGAGACCTTGCAACGATGCAGAAATGGGTAGAATACAATGGAGTTGGTTGTAAAGTAGCAGAAGATGATGAAACATCTGAACTTTCTAAGAGACTTTTAGAACTTAAGAAAGCTCAATCTGGAAAGATTGTATCCTTTACTGATGTAAAAGATGCTATTTAAGTTACCTAATAGATAAAGGAGTTGGTATGGCAAAACGTGAAATGACAAAACAAGACCAACTCGAAAGACGACAAGCATTAGAAGAGGTGCAGGAAGCTTTTAAATATAACGTAAAAGGTTTCCTGCTCTTTGCTCAAGTAATCATTAATGAACTTATAAGAGGAAACCCTGACCTTAATAGAGTACAATCAGATATATGTAAATGGCTATTTCTTGGCCCTAAGTATAGGATGATACAAGCTCAACGTGGTCAAGCTAAAACAACTCTTACCGCTATCTATGCTGTCTTTCGGTTGATACATAATCCTATTCTTCGCATCTTAATATTCTCAGCAGGTGGTAAAATGTCTAAAGAGATTGCATCCTTCGTTATTCAAATTTTAAATGGAGTTGACTTTCTGTGGATGCTTAGAGCTGATAAGAATGCCGGAGATAGAGAATCAATAGAAGGTTATGATGTTCATTGGTTATTTAAAGGAGTAGAAAAGTCTCCTTCAATTAAGTGTATGGGTGTTGATAGTAATGCTCAGGGTTCTCGTGCTGACTTGCTTATTGCTGATGATATTGAATCAATGAAGAACTCAAGATCAGTAGTAACAAGAGAAATACTTGAAGACTTAACAAAAGAGTTTGAATCTATCTGTGCAGATGGTGATATTGTATATCTTGGTACACCTCAGTCTGTAGAATCAATTTATAATAATCTTCCAGCAAGAGGTTATGAAATCAGAATATGGCCTGGGAGATATCCAACAGAGCAAGAAGAGAAATTATATGAAGGTATGCTTGCTCCTATGATTAAAGAAGACCTCTTAATAAATTCTTCCTTAAGAGAGGGTGGAGGCTTAGATATGCTATCAGGGAAGCCTACCTGTCCTGAAATGTTTCCTGAACATATCTTACAAGAGAAAGAATTATCAATGGGTAAAGCTAAATTCCTATTACAGTACATGCTTATTACTGCATTAGCAGACTCAGAGCGTTATCCTCTAAAACCTTCAAATTTGATCGTAGCGGACTTCTCTATCGACAGGGGGCCGGTACTACCCGTTTGGTCAAACGACGCAAGGAATCTATATAAATCAGCGATCTGCGGGGGAAAATATAAAGTTTATCGGTCAGTCCCGGCAGAATACGAAATGAGAGATTTTGAAAGAACAGTTATGTATATTGATCCGGCTGGCGGTGGGCGCAACGGAGATGAAATGGCTTATGCAGTTATCAAACTAATAGGAGCCTATGTATATATCTCAGCGGTAGGAGGCTTACCAGGAGGCTATCAAGAGGCTATTCTCCTTAACTTAGTCAGAATAGCTAAGAAGTATAAAGCTAAGACTGTTGTAATAGAAAAGAATTATGGTCATGGCGCTCATGCTAACATGATTAAACCTCTCTTTGAACAAGAAGATTGGCCTGTAATCTTGGAAGAAGTATATGAAACAGGACAGAAAGAACTTAGAATTATAGACACCATAGAGCCTCTTTTATCCAGCCATAGACTTATTATCAGCCCTGAAGCTCTGGATGATGACGCTCGCTCTATACAGAAATACCCTGCTGAAATCAGAATAACCTATAGAATGCTTCATCAAATGGCTATGCTTACCAGAGATAAAAACTGCTTAAGACACGATGATAGACTGGATGCTCTTGCTGGTGCTATTAGATTTGTGGTTGAAACTCTGGATTTTAATACAAAGACCCTAATTGAGGCTAAAAGGCGTGCTGAGGGCCTCCAATTTATCGAACAATGGAATGATCCCGTCTCCCGTAGAGAATGGCTCACAGGGGTGGTTCCGGGGGTCTCAGGGGGTATTTCGAGAAATGTTTTAAGTAGAAGACAAAAGAAATCAAAAAGAAACAGATTCAGATAGAAAGAAACAGATTCAAATAGCTCTTGCATCTCTTAACCTAAGTAGCTCTTTTTATTGCTACTTATATTTAAGTTGTCTAATAGATAAGAGATTATCGGGGGCATAGGGATGGCGGAGATTATAAGACCGCTCCTCAGACACTCACAAAGCAATCTGTGGGGGGTTTGGGGGGCAAGAAATAACAGAGATTATAAGAGCTTATAGAAATATAAGAAATCATAGAGAGATAAGAAGTCTAAGTAGTTCTAATAGATACAGAGAGTCTTATAGCGTTATAGTAGTTATAGCCTCTTTCTTCTTATTACTTATTCTTTCTATGGTTTTCTATAAGAGATATAAGAAGATATAGAAGCTTATAAGAGCGCTCTGTGTAGTATTAGAGCGTAGATATCAAATATATAATAACAAGGAGGTAAGAAACATGGGATATGATTCAGCTATTGGTGATACTCAGGAAGCAAGTGTACAGCCTGTTGTAAGTGCTGTTCCTATCAGTGAGACGACTGCTGCTGCTTTGGCAGATAAAGATAATGCTATCAATAATGCTATGTACTCTGGTAAGAAGCTTGGAGCTATGTATTGTTATGAGATCGCTTCAGATCAGGTAGAAGTTGTTATTGCTACTGGTAGTGCTGCTACTGACCCTTGGATTAAGCTTGGCGCTCTGGTAGATGCTACAGCTCTTAAATCAGATTGGGCTGCTGGTGATGTAGGAGATGCTGCTGCTATTGCTACAGCTTTGAATACTCAGGCTGCTGAGGTTAATGCCTTTATTACTGGTACTACTATCACACCGTCATAGTATATTCTAAGATGCAAGTAAGTAGATAAGATGCAAAGAAGAGGGGATAGGATGTTACCTGTCCTCTCAAAATAACTCTGTTGCTATGGTTTTGTCTCTTGCATCGTGAAATGCTTTAAGGTTGTCTAATAGATAGAGAAAGGAGAAGGTTGATATGTTAAGAGAGTATGATACAAGACCTAAAGTTGTTCTTGCTTGTCTTATTGAAGAGACAGGAGAAATCAAGAAAGTAAGTACAGGTAAATATAAGTACACCCATAAAGGTAAAGGAGCTGTTTCTACTTGTCTTGAGTTCACAGTAAGTAAGAAGCCTGTTCCCGGAGACTATATTATTTACCTGAGCAAAGATGATTGCTATCATTGTACTAAAGAAGTCTTTGAATCTAAGTATATGCCAAGGTCTTCTCACTTCATCTAAGGAGACTATATGATTAAAGAGATTATAAGAAAGCATGTAATAGAAGAAGTTGTAGCAAAGATAGATGAATTTGTTGAAGATGGTATTGACTTGACTATCTCAGAGGTTGATGAACTTATTGAGGATATTATAGATAAAGTTCTGGAAGAAGCAGAAGATTATCTCGATGCAAGGAGAGTATCTTTAATTAATAGAGTAAGAGGTTGGATAGGTATTTAATAAAGGAGGT